TATTCCGTCCTTCCATTGATAAGTAGAGAAGAATCAAGTTTTCTCTACTTTTATAAGACGGAGGTGGAATTATGAGTAAGGGAGAAGAAAAAATTATTCAGCTTTTGAAGAAAGGTGGATATAGGTTTGAAAGAGAAAAGAGATTTAAGGATTTGAAGCATGGGCTTTATCGTTTTGATTTCTACGTTGTGGGCGGCCGGTCGAAAAATTGTGTCATAGAAGTGAATGGTCTCCAGCACTATGCTCAGGTTCGTAAATTCCATCGCACCCGCGCCGAGTTCGTAGCAGCACAAGAGCGCGACCGCAGAAAGATAAGTTATTGCCTCGCAAATGGAATTCCCATCTACATTATCCCGTACTGGGAACTCGATAACCTCACGTCAGCAAACCAAATTTTCACGGAAAAGTTTCGCGCTCGTGACCGCTGGAAAAACGATAGAGACAAACGGAAATTTGACATGAGGGCAAATTTTTGAGATACTATAATTGGGCGAAGCGAAAAGCGAAACAAAAAAAACAAAACAAATTTTTATAGGTATCATATTAATTTTTTACTTATATATAGAAATAGATTTAAGGAGGGATACGTCTATGGATATGAGTAGAAGTAGTGAATATAGGATTAACGAAGCGGTTAATGTATTGAAAATTATAGACCAGCTTAGAAAATCAGAAACGAACGAAAGTCGTGCTAAACGTGATTTTATTTATACTAGTCTACAGACCAAATTTAAAAATCCACATATGTTTTGGGCAGATGAAGATGAAAGTCTCTTTGTACCCCATATGCTTACTCATCAAGAGTATAAGTATATGTCAGAGCATATTGAAGAACTTATGAACGAAGAAACTAATACTCCAACCGAACCAACAGAAGAACCGATTGGAGAACCTGGTAGATAAGCTTATTAACAAATTTTAAGGCGGTTAAACCGCCTTTTTTTATATTTTGACTTATTAGTTTATAATATGATATAATTATAATATACAAGGAGGAATTAATATGGAAAAATACTTATTAATCCCTCTTCTTTGTTGTATTATTTTAATTATCATATTATTTGTCATATTAAATAAGCGCACAAAAACATTAACAAAAACAGTAATAGAAAAACACGATATTGAAGTAGCTCGAAAGGAGGAATTAAAAGATTACTTCAAAGAGGAATGGGATAGACAAGAAAAACATTTACAAGACGAACTCATTCACCACGAAAAAGAAGTTAAGCTTAAACGCGACAAGTTAGAATCTGATTTTAAAGTTAGTGAAACTGAGTTAAATGGAATTTTACGACAATTAGAAAGTCTATTAAAAGAAAAAGAAAAAAGGTATAACGAAGTTAATCAAGATTTAGAAACATATAGAAAAAGTAAGATTAATGAAATTGATAACGCGGGCGCCGAATACGAAAAACGTAAGCGTTTACTTATAGATGCAAGTGTTATACAGTATAGGAAGCTTAAACTTGATGAAGCTAATTCGCAGCTTGAGCAAAAACAATTTTATATTAATAATCTTGAAGAACAGATAAATAAAGTTCAGAACGAATTAGAGGAAGAACGTACAAAGCGCGCAGCCATAAATGAGGAAATACGTAGACAGCGCGAGGTTGAAGAACAACAAGACTTCTATCGAATTCAACTTGACCCAAACGATAAAGATGATGTGGAAATCCTTCGTTCTGTGGCTCCGCGCCTTCGACATCCAGAAGCGATTAATAAAGTTATTTGGACTGGTTACTATCAAAAACCACTTGCAGAACTGCGTAAGCGTCTACTTCCAAACGGTGATGTAAGTGGAGTGTATAAAATAACTCGTTTAAAAACTAATGAAATATATATAGGTCAAACCACTTCAGTAGATAAGCGTTGGCAAGAACACGTAAAGTCTGCTTTGGGCGTAGGAACTTTAGCCTCTTCACAACTCCATCGAGTTATGGCTTCTGACGGTTGTGAAAATTTTACTTTTGAACTTTTAGAAGTTGTACCTAAAGATAAATTAAGAGAAAGAGAATCATACTATATTGATTTCTACGATTCAAAAACCTATGGACTTAACTCCGTTACAGGAGATAAGAATAAATAAATTTAATGACCCATTCGAACTGTTTGGGTAAGGAGGAAAAAAATGACAGAGTTCAATGAAATTCAGAAACAAATTATTACTACAGACAAACCACACGTACTGGTTTGTAGCGCGGCAGCGAGTGGAAAAACACAAACACTAATCGGTCGACTTAAATATCTACTTGATAGCGGTGTTGACCCATCAGAAATTGTAGCAATTACTTTTACGAACAACGCAGCTTCAGTTATGTATGAACGACTCGGTTATCCAAATGGCTTGTTCATTGGAACTGTTCATTCTTATTGTAATTACTTACTTCGCGGCGGCGCTGTCGACACAAGAGATATACTCGACCAAGAGCGATTTGATGATTTGTTTCCTCGTATTGAAGAAAATAAAAGTTGCATCAAACATATCTCACACTTAATACTCGATGAAGGACAGGATTCAACGGAAGCTCAATTCAAATTCTTTGAACTTCTTAATCCAGACAATTATATGTATTTCTTCGACTATCGCCAATCAATCTATGGTTGGTCCGGAGCAGACCCACAATACCTTATTAATAAAATGTACGAGCCTGGAGTTACGGTTTACCGAATGAGGCAAAACTATCGTAACTTACCAGAGATACTCCATTTTGCGAAAAAGTTCCTCTATCGACTTGGCCCAGACTATGAAGATGACTCAATTCCTGAACGAAGCGGCCGCGCGCTGTATTCGGTTATCGAAGGCAATCTAACACCTTCAGAGGCAGCACATTCGCTTATGCGTACAAAGGAGAGACTCCATACAAGCTGGGGAGATTGGTTTGTGCTTTGCAGAACAAATGCAGATATAGATTTGTTTACGCAGTTGTTTGAGGGACTTGACGTACCGACGGATACGTTTAAGCAGGCAGAGTTGACTAACTCACAGATAGAAGAGAAGATGAAGGAAGATACAGTTAAGATTTTGACTGTACATAGCGCGAAAGGATTGGAGAATAAATGTGTTCTTTCATATAATATAAGAGCCTATAACGATGAAGAGGCGCGCCTGTGCTATGTGGCGGCAACGAGGGCGAGAGATTGTCTGCTTTGGGCAAAGATGCCGCCGAAGAAGAAAAAGAGAAATAAAGTTGTAAGTTGGGAATAGACAATAAAAAAGACGGGTTAATCCCGTCTTTTGTTTTATTATTTGATGCTATATTTTCCTCAAAGCGTTCTAGAGGATTCTTCAGTCGTGCTTCGAAATTTGTTTAAGTTGTTTGGCATTTATTAATCCCCTTGTTTACCCAGTGATGCCATCGTCATATGGCTTTACATAGTCTTTCGTTATATAGAATTGCGTTTCCTCACGTTGAGCTACTTTGTTATTACGTAATATTGTAAATTTTTCTTTGTCGAAATACAAATCACCAGCATTTGTATAATTAATTTTATTAATATAGAAAATGCATTTCGACATCCCACTCGAGTAAGCATGCTCAAACTGTACCTCAGTTGGTATATAAATATAACCCTCAGTCGATGTGCTTTGTCTATAATTAAATACTAATGGCTTACCTGACATATATAAAGCATATATTTCATCTGGATCTTTACTAGATACACCAGTTTGTACTTTGTCACTCGAGTATGGTATTGTCAAATATATAGGTTCCGCTGCTTCTGATTGATTTAAACTATTAACAACTTTGACAAAATCTTCAGAAGTCGTAATGGTTTCATTGTTTATTTCGAGCTTTAATGTGTGCGAACCAAAAGTAGATAAATCTATACGGTTACCTTCAGCATCTTCTAAATATAGCGCGTTTGGACTCATTCCTGAATTAAAATCCATACATAAATAAATGTCCGGATTACTATCCTCATCATATTTTAAAGCGAGTCTGCCGCTATTGGTTGAGTCGGTATACTCCATCTGCGATCCGCGTTTAACACCATCAAACGTTACAATATATGGATTTATGTATGTCTTGTATTGCTCAAGTTTATTGTAGACACCCTCGATTTTTTCGTTAGTAAATACGATCCATAGATCATCAGCACCACCGGCCCCTCTCACAACGTCGGGTATAATACCATCATACAAAACATCTGTATCCTCAATTTTATACATCGGTTCAGATGATGCTTTTCCCGTTACAGCGAGCATAGACGCATTTACGAAATCGGTAGTAACTTTAATTTCTGGCTCATCTATTGATATATTGACCGTATGGTTTCCAGGATCTTTACACATAAAATCGATTTCCGAAAAGCTATTTTCTCTATAGAAAGATATTTCAAACGGATATTCTGTAAAATTATAAATCTGACTATCTGTTTCGGCATCATACTCCATATCGGCACCATAATAATAGAAGTCGTCAATAGGTTTTTTCGCATTGCACACGTAATTAAGTCCATCATACGTTACATATATAACATCAGGATCATTTTGCAATACTGTAGTAGCTTCTATATATGCTGGATATACATTGTCTATAGGGTCCAATTCAGTCGTGAAGGAACCATTATAAATTTCAACCCTTTTAGTATCAACACTATATCCACTGCTTCCACCTTCACCAACAGAATCTAACATCCCATTCAAAACCGCCCTGTTTGGATTTCCAGGCGTAGTCATTACATAATTAATTATATCTTCTTTGCTCATAAGCTACTCCTCCTTAAACAAGCCTTTCTTTCTGTGATTTAAAGTGCATTACTTCCATAGTTATATCCTTTTTTAATTGTAGGCTGGATATTTAGCGTCAAGTGCTTCGAGCGTAAACGGTTCTTCGTTTATACTCACGTTATAAGATTGAGTTGCTTCAACAGTACCATCGGCATAGTCTTCATTGACACAGTATTCAATTCGTATAACGCTACTGATGTCAATGGTCGTATTTGCTTCGTCATAAACAATGACGGGTCTTGCACTCTCAAACGCAGTACGGATTTCGCCAAAAGTTTTATCCATATAGAACTGTTGGTTAGCTTCGTTATACGAAACATTGACTATCAGCGGTGCAGCACTACCACCACCTGCATCAGCAATAGAGTCCAACATTCCACTTAAAACTGCTTTATTCGGATTTCCTGGAGTGGTCATTACGTAATCCATAACATCTTCCTTACTCATTCTTCTTCTCCTTTACATTAACAATAATCTTACTATAAGCCTTACCTTCCGGCGCCCTAAAAACTCCATTCTTCTTTACAACCAGCTCATCCATTTCGATTGCCGGTACTTCCGGTACGTCTACAGCGCCGGCGCCTTCTACGTCTAAAGACTCAATCATTCCCTTGAGTATTGTTTTGTTGATACTATATGGGGAACGGTCAATATATTCTAAAATTTCATTTATTGTCATTTAACTGACCTCCTTAAATTATTGTATGAAAGTCTTCATTTTATTTTAAACTTTTGATTTTAATATTCTATTACCTATTACACTTCTGGTACTTTAACCGTTACAGTATAAGTTCCGACAGTTGGTGCAGAGAAGCGTATGAATGATGTCAAAGGCGCCTTCCCAATCCGGAATGGATACTGCGAGAAGTCATATGTACTGGATTCGCTATCGTAAGGGGCACCATAGCACCATATTGCTTCGCCATTAGGAGAACAAATATAAGATTTATTATTAATAATGATTTTAACTTCCCCTGTAATATTACCTGTGAAATTAGTAAATTCTGCATGAGGCGCATAAGCTGTATCAGCAACAGTTGTAACTGTTTCACTAAATAAAGTTGTAGAATATTGGTCTTCCGAATCATCACCAGTTGTTAAAATTTCTTCAAAAACTGTTAAATTCGTATTCCACGGCGTAGTCCTCAAATAATTCTCTGCCGTCTCACTTAATTCAATTTCATCTTCCTTGAATAACTGATAGAGTATAGACCAGTTAAATTCATTTGGAAGGGTTTTTCTTATATATTCGAATGATTTGTAGTCCATTTATTTACCTCCACTATAGTCGAGCCTTTCTTTCTGTGTCTTGAAGTGCATTACTTCCATAGTTGTTTACCTATAATCCAAATGTCATATATTCATTAGGGTCTGCAGTGGTGGTGTGCATAGTACCCGAAGAATATTCCGCAAAATATACACCGCCGTCTGTCTGTGGTCTTTTTCCTGCGCTATATACAAGTTCAAGGGATGCAGCTTCCGCATCTACATAACCTTGCAGAAGCACGAGAGTTCCATTCGCTAATGCATCGTGTACTTCTTTCCAAGTTTTGTCGGTGCGTTCGGTTATAAGTCCACCACTTGAGTCTTCCACTCTTTTAACAATTAAAACGCTTGAAGCACCACCGCCTGCTTCAGTAAGTGCATAATTACCACTTTCATTAACTCTTAAAACCTTGCCAGCGTCTTCTACAGTAGGCGTAGGCACATCTGCTCCACCCATTCCATCTAACATTCCTTCTAAAACCGCCTTATTCGTATTTGCCGGACTATTCATCACATAGTCTATAACCTGTTTCTTACCCATAATACTCCTCCTTAAGTATACTTTCTCTATATAAGTGGAAATATTGTCCTCTAAATTTGCAATTTTCATTAAAATCTGATATAATTATAATATAGAAGTAGAAAGGAGATTATTATGGACAATTTTCATGTAACACTTAATATGCACAATTATTTCGATTTTGATAGAGTACATTATAAAAAACAATATGGCTTATTCTATCTAAGCCTTGTTTCAAAAGCGACAGGTGAAATAATCGAAATTCCAATGACAAATGAACAATTTGATATGTTGTTAGAAGAGATGAAAGAAAACGAAAGAAAATCTCGATTTGCACTTGTAACAAGTATTCCATTATCGTTTTAGATTGGAGAGGCTAATGAATAGACGAATTAAAAAGAAACAAATTAAAATGAAATATAAACGTATTTGTAAGCGTTATCCATTCCTTATCATACGAAATTGGAAAACCGATAAACCAATAGAATATCCGTATACTTATCTCGACGATATGCCAGATGGTTGGCGCCGCGCCTTCGGAAAACAAATGTGTGAGGAAATTAGAAAAGTTCTAATTAAAGGTAATTATCTTTACGCTTATCGTGTTGCACAAGTAAAAGAAAAATTTGGCGGTCTTCGTTGGTACGATGAGGGCGCGCCAGCATCGATTTATCGTGAACTTTAAGATATAATTTATAAGTATGAAAAACTTTCTTATCGCACATGTATATGTTGTGGGCGCCCGGCCACTAAAATTTCTAAAGGTTGGGTAAGTCCATTTTGTGACAGATGTGCAGGAAAACTTTCAGATAGGGTTGAATTTAGAGAAATGGAGAATGAATAATGGTAAAGGTTGGAGACAAAATTCGAATCATCTATATGGAAGGCGAACCTCAGTATAGTGGAAAAGAAGGCGTTGTACGCACCATTGATGATATGGGACAAATCCATACAACAGCCGGCGGTTGTGCTGTAATTCCTGGAATCGATGAATTCGAGATAATTGAAAGGGCGCAATAATGAGTCAAGTATTTAAATGTGATAGATGTAAAGCAATTTTTACAAAAAATGAATATCCTAAATATATATTCTTCCATCAGTTTAGTATGAGCGGAAATAAGTGGAATATAGATATATGTGATAGTTGTCAAAAAGAATTTAAGGAGTGGTTTGACAATGTTCAAAGCAAAGAGGATTGATACGGGTGAAGTCGAAACAATTCTTGCGGTTGACTACTACGATGCGCTTCAGCAAACCTATTTCCTCGTATGGAAAAACGGGTGGCGCTGGCGCCCTGCACATAAATATGTGCCACCAAACGTCAACCCAGAAGACGTCACACCAATTAATGTGAGGACACAAATTAATGAAGATAATTCAAAGTAACAAGGATGTACAATTGGTAGAAATAATTGGTACAGATGGAGAAACACTATCTATTTGGTTACCAACTGGCTTGGAAGTAGTTTTTGAAGGAATTACACTTGATGATGAAAAAGGTTCTGCCGCATGTGATATTTCTATTCACTGCCAAGCTCAAATTGAAAATATAAATATAATACAGGAGGCACTATAGTGTGACTTATACAGCTAATGATATAGAAACTTTAAGCTTTAGAGATGCGGTGCGCGAGCGTGTAGCCATGTATATGGGTAGCGCAGATAATCAAGGCGTACTTCAATGCGTGCGAGAGCTTATTACTAACTCAATAGATGAAATGACAATGGGATATGGCGACGAAATTATAGTTCAACTGGGAAAAGATAACACTGTCTCAGTTATAGACAATGCTCGTGGCGTCCCATTCGGTTTGCGTGATGATGGAACTGAAGCCATGGAAGCAATTTACACAATGCCACATACCGGTGGTAAATTTGATGAAAAGGTTTATCAAAATGTAGCTGGTATGAATGGTATAGGAGCCAAAGGAGTGGCGCTATCGAGTTCTTGGTTTATGGCAGTTTCATTTCGTAATGGTAAAGCTGCAGAACTAGTATTGCGAGATGGAATTAAAGACCATTTTGAAATACACGATGACCCCGATAATATACATGGTACTTGGGTTCAATTCACCCCATCACCAGAAGTTTATAATTTGGAACCAATACACATTGATTTTGAAGATTTAAAAGAAATGTGTAGAAACTGGTCTTATTTAACTAAGGGAGTAACTTTTAAATTAGATAACCTTATTACAAAAGAATCAATAGTTTACAAGTCA